ATTTGCGATGGCCGGTACGACCCACCCAGGATCACGGTGATCTGCAAGCACTGCGGGAGGGAGATGGTCAGCACTACGGCCCCCGGCGGCACGAAGAAAGGCGGCAACGATGAGTGAGCGCGAGGACGAGATCGTGTATTTGTGCGCGTGCGACGTGTGGGACGAGCGGGCAGAGGGGGGTTACCACATCCCAGGATGCGGCCAGAAAATCCTGGCCCTCAACGTCAGCCGTCTACGGAGGGATCAGGAGCGACATATGCCCGCCGATATGCGCGCGCATAACTGTGACGGAGAACCAAAGGAGGCCGACGATGAGTGAGAAAAGCAGAGAGGAATTCCTGTCGCAGACGAAGTCGTATTTCGTGGAGAAGACGAACCGGGCGGCAATCCACAGCATACAGAACAAGATAGCGCAGCTTGAGGTCACGATGAGGATTCTCGGCGACCAGATCGAGTGCCTCGAAGACAAGCTCGAAAAGGACGCGCCGCAACTGCCGCCGCCCTACGAGGAGTTGTCTTGGCGTGAAAGCCGGGACTTCTGGATGCGCCAGGCCAAGGATCTCCAGGAGGAGTGCGACAAGCGGGCCGCACGAGAGAGGAAGATCCTCGATGCCGGCTGGAAGATGTTCTACGACATCCAGAGCCTGTCGCTCATCAAAGACCCGGGGGTCAGGGCCGACGCGCTCAGGCAGATCCACGATCAGTACCGGAAGGACTTGTCTGAGAGATAGCCCGGCATCGTATCTGCGGTTGGGCGGTTGCCGGGCGGGGCCTTGACAATTCGGTCAGGGCCCCAAATTCATTCAAGGGGGTGCGACTGTGTTCTATGCTATTGCCGCCATTTCGTTCTTCGCCGTCTGCTGTGCCGTGGTCGCGCTGTTCGCCGTGATCGCGGCCGGAAGGTCCGACCAGAGCCTGGACGAGTTGACGCGCCAGGGTCGCAGCGGTACATTCCGGCGCAGTTGCAGCGAACGAGGCGGAGAACATGCAGAACCAGACGGTCCGGAAGAACGTGGTGTGGGCGCCGCAGCCAGGGCCCCAGACCCTGTTCTGCCAGTGCCCAATCGACGAAGCCCTGTTCGGCGGAATGGCCGGCGGAGGGAAGACCGACGCTCTATGCGGTGACGCCGTCAGCGGGATCGAAACCTACGGCAGCGCCTGGAGCGCGGTGATCTTCCGCCGCACGTACAAGCAGCTTGAGGAAATCGAGCGACGGATGATGGAGATGCTGGCCCCGGTCTACGGGGCCAGTTGCTATAAGAGGGGCAGGCACGTCTGGGAGATCCCGACGCGCAAGGGCGAGGCCGTCATCGCGCTTCGCTCGATGGAGCATCCGGAGGACGTGTACGACCACCAGGGCCATGAGTACACGTACTGCGCGTTCGACGAGTTGACGCAGTGGCCGACCCCCCACTGGATCGAGTACCTCTGGACCCGACTTCGTTCCGCGAAGGGCGTTCCGGTGTTCATGCGTGCAACCGCGAACCCCGGCGGCGTGGGCCACCATTGGGTGAAGGAGCGGTTCCGCATCGGCGAGAACCCCCCGCTCCAGCCCTTCAAGGTCAAAGTCGGCGGAGAGACGAAGCACCGGGTCTTCATTCCGTCCAGGCTCGAAGACAACAAGAAGCTCATGGAGAACGACCCCGGGTACGCCGCGCGCCTGGAGTCCATCGCCGACCCCGTTCTGCGTCGCGCCCTTCGTTACGGCGACTGGAACATCGTGGCCGGCGCCGCGTTCCCCGAGTTCAATCCCCACTACCATGTCGTTCCAACCAGAGAGGTGCCCCGGGGTGTCCCGATCTGGCGCTCCATGGATTGGGGCTACACCAAGCCCTACTGTTGTCTCTGGGCCTACTCCGATCACGATGGCCGCATCGTGGTCTGCGGAGAGCTATACGGCCGCGGCCCGAGGGTCGGCCAGGGCTCCCGCGAGAGCGAGGAGGAGGTCGCCGAGAAGATCCTGCGCTACGAGCGCGACCGCGGGTGGCAGGTGGTCGAGGCTTTCCTGGACCCGCAGTGCTGGGCGGAGATCGGGGGCGGGCTGACCACCGCCGACAAGCTCGGCGGGCAGCGAATGGGGTGGCAGCCGTGGCCGAAGGGCCAGGATTCCCGCATCGCCCAGAAGCGGGAGGTTCACAGCCTTCTGCGAGTGGTCAACGGCCGCGCTACCATGGTGTTCATGGATTGTTGCGGGAATCTCATCCGCACGCTGTCGGCGCTTCCGGCCGACGAAACGAACCCCGAGGACGTGGACACGAACGCCGAGGATCACGCCTACGACGCCCTCCGGGGACTTGCAGCCCGAAATACTACGGCCGAGAAGTACCTTGACGAATTGAATAATTCCGATCCACTCTTGTGGACACCGGGGCGCCTGGACGGCGGCGACGGTCCGTACTACGGAGGCTGGTAATGATAATTCCGGGTATCGTCGAGAACGAAGTCGTCAGTTACGTGGTAGACCGCTACCAGGAACTGAAGGACGCGCGCGCCAGCAAGGAAGAAGTCTGGCTCCAGTGCCTCCAGGCGTACCTCTGCGACTTCCCGGAGGCGTGGAAGATCGCGGTTCGCGAACAGAATCGTTCTGGGCGGTTCTACGCCATCGCCTACGACGCCGTGAACACCGTTCACAGCCAGCTTGCGTCGATGATCTTCCCCCGCGCGCGGTGGCTGTACCCGCGGCCGGCCGTTCCGGGCCGGATGCCGCACGATGACGAGGCGTCCGAGGAGGTGGGCCGCCTCATCGACATCCAGAAGCGACACGCGCGGTTCGAGAACACCCTGATGCGCGGCGTGCTCCAGCTTCTGATTCTGGGGAACTGCCCCTGGCAGGTCGGGTGGCGAATCGAGCACATGGTGAACTACCCGGCGTACTCCGAGGCCATGCGCAAGTGGGACGAGGAGAACACTGAGCGGTTCAACCGGTACCTTCAGCAGCGAGCGGAGTACGATGCTCTCGTGCGGGAGGCGGCTCGCCGAGGAGTCGAACCGCCTCCGCCTCCGCAGTTCGACATCCCCGAGCCGCCCCCGCGTCAAACCACGGTCGCTTCCGAGGGCCCGACGTTCGAGATTTGCGACACCTTCGACACCGTGCTCGACGCCGAGAGCCCCGACCCGCGACGCGCGCTTCGCATCCGCAAGTACATGGTCAGCCGCGAGACGCTTCGGCAGCTTGCCGAGCCCAAGGCGAACGGGTATCGGCTCTACGAGAACGTGGACGCCATCGAGGAAGTTGACAAGATCACCGAGACGGGTGAATCGCACTACGAACTGCGCCAGCGGGCGTTCAATCTCCAGCCGGTGTCCCGCCAAGGAGTCATGCTCAAGGAAGCACAGGGGACCATGGAGATTGAGAACGCCCTTGGCGACGGGCGGAACGTGTTCGTCAGCTACATCGCCACGGTGGCGAACGACAAGACGCTCATTCGGTTCGAGCCCACCTACTTCTGGTCCGGCGAGCTTCCGCTTCAGTGGAGCACCTACATCGACCTGCCCGGTCATGTCTACGGCTTGGGACTCATCGAGCCGTTCCTGGGTCTTCAGGACCTCATCAACGCCCGCGCCAACCAGATGATCGACGCGACGGCGTTCGCCATCAGCCCGGAGTACAAGTTCGTTCCGGACGGCTTGATCCAGAAGCACCTCAAGAGCGCCCCCGGCAAGGGGCACCCGATGCGCAGCATCGAGAACATGCAGGTGCTCGACAAGGACTTCCGCGGCATCCAGATCGCGATGAACGAGATCCAGCAGCTTGTTCAGGAATTCCGCGGAATGACGCGGTCGCTGAGCCCGCTTTCGTCTGGGGATGAGTCGGCCACGAAGACTGCGCTGGACGCGAACATCGTCGGAACGGACCTCGGCCAGCGTGCCTCGCATATCGAGGAGGACATGGTCGGCCGGGCCTTGAACCTCTGGATGCAGTTGAACGCGCAGTACCTCGACGAGGACCGAATGGCGCGAATGATCGAGGACGGCGACCTGGCGCTCTCGAAGCTGAGCCCGGAAAAGATCAGGCAGGGGTGGGTGATCGAGGCGACCGGATCGCGGCAGTTCGCCGACCGGGCCGAGCAGTACCAGAACCTCATGATGTGGGGGCAGATGTTCCTGGGCAACCAGATCACGGCCCCGGCAGTGAAGATTTCCAACTTCATGCGCAAGGCGTATGAGCTTCTTGGTTTCGACGACACCGACGACATCATCCGAGGCGGCGAGGAGGCGATGCAGATCCTTGACAGGATGATGCAGTCCGGTTTAATCGGCGGAGGAATGGATGCAGGCCAACGACCTGAAGGAACTTCTGGCGCACCGGCGCAGACGCCGTCTCGAAGCGATGACGGAGCGCGATCCGGAGCTAGAGAAAATGGCTCTGAACTCGGTCGCGACAACCGAGGGCTTTCGCCTTCTGGTGGAGTGGTTGATCGAGGCCGTCGAGATGAATCCGGCGATCAGCAGACCGCCGGCGACGAATGACCCGAACTTCGCGCTGAAGTGCGCGTATCGCGAGGGCGCCAAGGATCTCCTTGAAAGCGTTCTCTCCTGGTTGGAAGAAAGGCTCCTGGACGAGCCGGAAGACAATTCGGTTGCCCGCCGGGGCGAAACGGAGGACCTGAGTCATGGGTAAGAACGTTTTCGACGAGTTGGAAGCCATGTCCGGAATGGACAGCGGTGAAGCTCCCGAGGAGTCCGCCGAGCAGCAGGCCGGCCAGGCGCTGGCCCCCGAGGCCGAGCAGGGTCAGGGCGAGCAGCATCAAGGCGACGACACGCAGCGGCAGTTGCAGGAGGAGCGAGCCCGGCGACTGGAAGCAGAGAAGGCCCGCGATGACCTCATCCGCCAGGCCCTTGCCGGCATGAGCGGACAGCAGGGTCAGCAGGGGCAGCAGCAGGAAGCCGGTGGTTCCGACAAGATGGCCGAGGTTCTGGAGAACCTCGACGAAGACGTGGCGCAGGCCGTGACTCAACTGGTTCAGTCCGAGAACAAGAAGTTCGTCGAACAGTTCATGCAGCAGTACGGCCCCGTTCTGGAGGGCGTGACGCGCGACCAAAGCATCAAGGAGATCGACCAGCGCGTCGAAGGGTTCTCCAACGAACTCATGGATGAGGTCGAGAAGGAGTACCAGGGGCTGTCGGACGCAGAGAAGCAGGAGTACGGGGCGTCCCGTGCCGGCATCGAGGCGCTCGCGCTTCGCGTGAAGCTCCGCAAGATGCAGGAGCAAGGGGCCCAGAAGCCCGGCGCTTCCGGTTCGCTTCCGAGCATGGCGCAGACGACACCGGGTTCTCGGCAGTTTTCGCAAGCTCGGGGTGGCGAGGATAGGGGCTTCGACCCCTGGAGCCAGTCCGACGAAGACTTCCAAGTGCTACTGGAGAAGATCCAGAACGGAGAAGTCCGGTAGCCTGACACCTGGAGGGCGACCATGAGCACCCTGATGACCACCGGCTACTTGCAGACCACCGGTTCTGCGGTCAGCGGTGAGACGAACCTGCCCCGCGTAGCGCAGGGCGTCTACAACCGGAACCTCCTGGACCGGGCGACGCCGAAGCTGCACCACGCCCGGTTCGGGCAGATGAAGGACATGAAGCAGCGGAGCGGCGATCAGCTCGTGTTCCGCCGCTACGAGAAGCTGGCCCAGGCGACCACTCCGCTGGTCGAGGGCCAGACCCCTGTCGGCGCCACCCTGTCGAAGACCGACTACGTGGCGACGCTCAAGCAGTACGGCAACTTCGTTCCGATCTCCGATTGGGTGGACATGACCCACGTCGATCCCATTCTCACCGAGGCCAGTGGGATGCTCGGCGAGAACATGGGCGAGACGATGGACTCGGTCTACCGAGAGATCCTCGTCGCCGGCACGACCTACTACGTCGTCACGGCGGACAACTCGGAGGCCACTCCGGCGCTGGGGACCACTCGCGCCAACGCCGCCGGCGTCCTGTCCAAGGTCGCCATCGACGCGGTCCTGCGCGACCTTCGGGCCGCGGACGCCAAGCCGTTCACCCCGATGATCCCCGGGTCGCAGCGCATCGGGACCTACCCGGTGGGCGAGGCGTACTGGTGCCTGATCCACACGGACCAGGAGCACGACCTGTTCTCGTCCCGAAGCGGGCTGGCCGGCACCGATGCGGGGACCAACACGGCGCTGCTGTTCACTCCCGTGGAGAAGTACGCCCAGGTCACCGGCATCCTGCCGGGGGAGATCGGGAAGTACCGGAACATCCGGTTCGTCACCAGCACGAACGCGAAGGTCTTCGCCGACGCCGCGACCGGCGGTGCCTCGGCCGCGACCTTCAAGAGCACCGGCGGCAGCCATCCCGACGTGTACGTATCGCTGTTCTTCGGTCGCGACGCCTACGGTGTCGTGAAGCTCGCTCGCGGTAGCGCGGGCGTGTTCGTCGAGGGCCCCGGTGGGCCGAGCGATCCACTGCGCCAGCGCCGGACCGTCGGATGGAAGTCGGCTGGCTGTGCGGTCATCCTGAACGATGACTGGATGGCCCGCGTCGAGTGCCTGTCCCTGGCCTAGTGGCCGAGTCAGCCTCTTGAGCCCCATGGAGGGGGCCGGTGAGGCGGAAGGAGAAGAACAATGTCGTACACCATCAAGCAGTACGGCCCGACCGGCCACGAGGCTGCTTTCGTTCTCGGGCAGATCGAGCCTGGGTTCTCCGGCGACCTGACCGTCGAGTTGGGCTTCGTGCCCTCGAAGGTCGTCATTTACTCTCAGGACGACGACACCAGCCAGGTTGTCGTGATGACCTGGCTGAACTACAGCGATTTCGCTGGGATGCGCTGCATGGGTACCGACGACGGGACCAGTGACGCCGGCTTCACCTGGACCCCCGGCGGCACGGCGTTCATCACTGCCTTCGAGGGCGACCCCGACACCGGGGCCGGCTTCATTGTCGATTCCGGGGCCGGATTCGCCAGCGACGATCACATCTACTTCGAGGCTTGGCGCTAGCGTCAAGGTGGGGCGGCCTTCGGGCCGCCCCGAACATCAACCGATGCGGCCCACGAGAGGCGAGACGAATGTCTGACGAGAAGATGAAGATCGAGAAGCGCCCGAACGAGGCGGACCTGATCCGCGAGGCGGAGAAGGAAAAGATGGCGGAGAAGGAAGTCCCGGCGCCGGTTCATGGGAAGCCGCTGCCTGAGGGCTTCGTGAACCCCCCGGGGGGTCACCCCGGCCATCGGTGCGTCGAGCCCGGGACGGGGCGCTACAACAAGACCTGGTTCTGCCTGAAGCTGCACGGCGGCGAGAACATGGCGCAGCGCCAGTCCTTCAACTGCGCCGGGCGGAAGTTCTCCGTTCGGGTCGGGCAGTGGGTGGACGTGCCGCCGGAGGTCATCGAGGTCCTGGCGACCTGCACGATCCAGACCCTGCGGGCCGAGGCGCAGAACCTGCCGGACCTCGTCGGAACGTCTGGCTCCGACCCGCTCGCCGCTGCTGTCGATGTCGTGGATGAGCGGCCGAGGTTCAGCTACACGGCGGTTCCTTCCGCCTGATTGGGGGCGATGATGGCCTTTCTGGATGCAGCTTCCGGCGCGGAGCCGAACCCGACTCAGCCCGGCGCGAGGACGTTCTTGGATGCCGTAGCTCGCGTTGTGCGGGCCACGGGCCAGATACCGCCCGCGAGCCTCAGCGCGGAATCTCCGGAGCATGTGCAGCGCGCCATGGCTGCGGTGCAGGATGCATACGAGCGCGTCTATCACGCTGCGTTCTGGCAGTTCCGCAGGGTCCACGGATGGCTCACTCTGGAGGACGAGGTTGCGGCCTATGTTCTTCCGACCGACTTCGCCGCTCGCGGCGGGAACCTGATCCAGATTAGCGACAGCGACTTGAACAACGACGGGACGAACGTGAAGCACCAGGTCACCGGCCCGGTGCGCTACGTGGACTATGAGAGGCTGCTTCAGATCCAACCGGAATATCGGTTCGCCGAGCGAAGGAATCCGGGCGAGTTGACGGAGCGGCTGCGCGACGCGCGGTGGATTCGGGAGAACAGCGGGCCGCCGGAGTTGTTCACCATCTACGGAACGTCGCTCATGGTCTACCCGATCCCATCATCTACATCGCTTCCGGATGACTGGTTCCTGACCGTGGCGCTCTCGTTCCCGTACTATCGGAAGGCCGAGATGCTGCTTGAAGACTCCGACATGATCAACATCCCGTACAACCTCCAGGCCGCGCACCACTTCCTGTCGCTGGCCTACTACAAGCAATCGCAGGAATACTCCGACTTCCAGGCTGATGAGGCGCGCGGCGAGCGGCAGCTTGCCGAGCAGATCACGGCGATGAACGCGGTCGCCGGCGACTTGGAGACGGCTTTCGCCGAAGGCTTGATTGGATGACCCATGGCCGGATACCAGGAAATGGCCGATATGCAGCCCATCCGCCTGGGTGGCCTGTACACGAACGTAACCCCGATTGCGGGCCTGACTGACAAGGGCAGGCTCGTTCGGAACGTTGACCTTCGGCCCCGCGGCGGCGGCAGGAAGCGCGCGGGGCTTCTTTGCATCGAGTCCTCCCCTGGGTCCAGGACTTCGCCGCCGCCGGTTGGAGATCCATCTGCGGTGGAGTTCGCCGGCGCCTTGATTCGCCAGAGTGAGGGCACGCAGTACGCGGTATTCTCCAAGGGCGGGAGGCTCTCTCGCTGGGAGGTGGACGGCGGTTCTGTCTGCCGGGGGGTGTACGCCGGCTTTCAGTCTGGGCACATCATCAACTCCGTGATGGCGCCGTTCAGCGAGAACGATCCCACCGACATCAACTTCCTCGGTGAATGCCTGTACGCGGTGAACGGTCAGGACGAGCCGCTGATTTTCACGGGGCTTGGAGCGAGCCAGTTCTCGGATTCTGTGCTTGGCAGCGGCATTTCCGGCGGGACAACCGGGGACCCGATTCAGGTTACGCTGTCCTCGGCCTCAGATGAGGTCGTGGATGGGAATTGGGTGTGGATCCCTGGGGTCACGGACGACTTCCTTCTTATCTCCAGCCAGCCCTGGAGGGTCGAGAGGATCAGCGGCACCGAGTTCTACCTGCTGAACTACGACGGGACCAGGGCTTCTTGGCCGGGCACGCAGGCTCCCATCTCTTTGAGTTCTAACGTGTACCTCAGCCCGCGCGCTGCCCTGCGGTGGCCGCTCGGGAAGTACGCCACCGACACAACCCGACAGCGCGGCTACCCTGAGCGATGGATCGACCCAGAGGAGGAGGGTCTTTCTGGCTGGCCCACCGGCACGCCCGACTGGCCGTCCGGAATCGAGTACGTCGGGGAGGGCCTTCAGGCGCGCATGTTCGCGTGGGGCTTCGACACCGACCCGGACCGGATCGACTATTCCGAGCTTGGCGTCCCGTACAACTTTCTCAAGAGCGACGTTGATGCCACCGACGAGGCGAGCGCGACCTCGTCTCCAGGCGTGGATGGTGGGTTCTTCTACTGCCGCCGCGGCGATGGCGACCGCGTGGTTGCTGTCCGGGAGTTTCGCGGCCTCATAGTCGTCTTCAAGACAGGGAAGACGTACATCTACAGCGGGACGCCGGGGTCTGACGATTGGGGCATCACGCGGACGCTCGACGTGGGCGCGGTGGCCGACCGAAGCGTTGTTCAGGTCGGGAACATGCTCATGTTCTGGTCCCACGATGGCCCGCGCTCTATCCAGCCGTCGGACGTGTACGGCGACCTTCTCGCGGGGACCCTTGGTTACGAGATCCTTGATGAGGTGGACCGCGTCACCGGTTCAGCGCGCGGGAACATTCACGCCGTTCACGACAAAGAGAACGAGCGCGTTCTGTGGTTCGTTCCGGCTGACGGCGCGTCTGATCCCAATTTCGTCTTTGCCTACTACTACCCGGCCACGCCAGAGGCTCGCGGCGAGTGGGCGACTTTCGATGGCCGTTATGCCGAGATGGATAGCGTCGCGGTGTTCGACCGAGAGATCGTCTCGACCACGAAGATGGTCGGCGGAAACCAGAACGGCTTCGCCTATCAGATGAACATCGGGTCGGTGGACGACTACGATTACAACTCGGAGTCCCAGGAATACGACATCGCGGTCCCAATCGAGATGGCCTATGAGACGTTCTGGCTGAGCCCTGGAGGGGCGAGGATCGCGGCTCGCGGCCTGAAGGTGACGTTCGTCTACGGAGACAGCGGGGTTGGCAACCTCAGGCTGAAGTATGCCTGGGACTTCGATAGCGAGTGGTCGGACGCGAGTGACATTCTTCAGCTTCGCCAGAGCGCGGAGGGCGCCTATTGGGACCGAATGATCTGGGACAGCTTCACATGGGATGAAACCGGGCGCGGCATGGCGAGCCACGCACTGCATGATGTCGGAAGGATTCTCTCGTTGAGAATCGAGGATTCTGGTATCTATGGCCTGGAGATTCTCGCTGTCGTTCTGGACTTGCGCATGAAGGGTGATCGAGCGTGAAGCGGCCGACCTACGAGTGGAAGTACAGCGAGGTGGAGATCCAGCCGGAGGACGCCATGGCGTTCCTGAAGCATCACCGGCTCATGCCAGACGCGATCTCCGAGGCCGTGTCTGCGTGCGCCCACCTGGCGCGCTGCAAGGTCGTCGAGTTCACGGCCAACGACCACCTGGCCGGCAGGATGTTCGTCGGGTCGGATGACGGCGTCGGCGTGGCCTCCCTGGACTTGATCCCCGTTCCAGAGTATTATCGCAGTGTGCCGGAGTTCGAGGAAGCTATTCGCAGCGCCGTGGCGGAGTTCCTCGCGCCGCTGTTCGAGAACGGAACGAGGCGCGTAACTGCAATCGTTCCAATCAGTAGGAACAGAACGAAGAAGGCACTGCGGGTTGCGGGTTTCGAGCACGAGGGGCGGATGAAGGACGCGGTCCTTCTGCATCACAAGCCCGACGAGCCGGAGGATGCCTGGGTCATGGGAATGACCCGGTCGAGGTTCAGCGAGGAGTACGGAAATGGGGCTGTTTGACGCACTTGTGGGCGCCGGGAGCGGGTTGCTCGCCTCCGGCGGCAATCCCATCGGAGCCGCGGTCGGTGGCCTCGCGGGGGCCCTTGGCGGTGGCGACCAGACACAGCGGACCACGCGACAGTTGCGCCCGTTCAGCCGGAACGAGCGCCGCGTCGTCGAGAAGATCCTGGCACAGTATCCTGGCGTGATCGAGGGGATGAGCCGCGGGGAGCGCGACGCCCTGGCCCAGGAGTTCGCGGCCATGATCGAGGAGGAGGGGCTGGAGCAGGTGGAGCGCACGTTCGACCAGGCGCGAACGGGGATTCGCCAGACGATGGCGCGCACCGGCGGCGGTCCGTCGAGCATCATGTCCTACCAAATGGGTGAGCTTGGCCGGCAGGAGGCCACCGCCCGCGCCGGGGTCGGCCGCCAGGCGCGCCTTGCTGGTGAGCAGATCGCCGGTCAGCGCGTCGCCGAGAACATGAACCGCTCCCAGACGCTGGCTCAGGCGCTGTCCAACATGCACCAGATTCGCGCCGTCGGCGCCGGGAGCACGACCACGATCCCGAACACGAACCCCCTGGGCCCGGCGTTCGGCATGATGGGGTACGCCATCGGCGACCCGGAGAGCGCGTTCAACCAGAGTAGCCTCGGGGACATCAACCTTTTCGAGTAGCAAGGCGGTGCCGCCATGGCCATGTTCGATTCCGCCATGAACAGCCTGTGGGCCGGGATGCAGGCCGGGCTGAAAAACAGGCCGACCCCGCGGGCACCCAGCGCCGAGCCGCGGCTGACCCTTGAGGCCCAGATGGAGTGGTCGCAATCCCTCCGCGACCGAGTCAGGGAGGTGTCGAGCCCGCAGGACCTGGCCTCCATTCTTTCGGACATCAACACGTTCGCCCCGCGGCTGTTTCCTGGCGGCGTGGATGATCTTCCGCGTGACCTGCGCCCTGGCCATCTCCAGGCTTCGTTCGGGATCAATCCGAACACCGGAACGATGATCCCGGCGCAGGCCCAGCCTGGGGCTGGTGGCACTGAGCCAGCGGCCGCAGCGACCGCATCCGGCGGCCAGCCGGCTGGCACTGAGCGCACTCAGTTCGGGCCGTTGCAGGGGCCCCCGAGCGAGGGCATCGCCGAACGAGATGCATTCTTCGGCATGACCGATCAGCAGGTCGCCGCTGCGCGGCGCGCGCCGGACTGGCGCAGGCTGGGCTACGGCAGCAAGAAGGCATACCGCGAAGACCTGAAGGACGCCAAGAGCATCATGAACAACGAGGCGGCCACCCTGGTCGGGCCGCAGACCGCCGATATGTTCATGAACACGCTCGGGGAACTCTCCGGGGACGCGCCTCCCACGGCTGTGCTGCGGGACCAGGATTTGTTCCCGCTGGCTATCGCGACGCACCAGACAGCCTTGCAGCAGGCCGGCTTCAGCCAGGACGCAATCGACAGCCGGATCGAGCGCTGGTGGAAGGTTCACGACAAGATGGTGGACGGCATGGAGGCGCGCGACGCCATGCAGTCTGCCGAGGCGGAGCGACAGGAGGAGTTGTTCCAGGACATCGCGCTGCTCACCTCCAGGGTGCTTGGGGTGACCGGTCCGGAGGTGGAGAATTTCGACGACCTGAAGATGGGCAACATGAGCGCCATTCTTGGGTCGGGGCACGGTGACCTTTCGCGCGTTCTGGTTCACGCCGCAGACCTCGTCAAGAAGGACGGTATGACCCTGCCGCAGGCGTACCAGGCCCTGGCGGAGAAGTTCGCTGGGAAGCTGGATTCTTGGCCGATTGAGGAGGTGACCGCTGCGGAAAGAAGGGCCGCGCCGAAGCCTTGGCCCAAGAAGTGGCGGGAGGCTTACGATGGCGGTGTGCTGCCGAAGAAGGGGTACAAGTACGCCATGCGCGACGGCGAGATCATTCAGTATGTGGTCAGGAAGGACGAGGCCGGCAATGCAGAGATCATAGAGCCGCTGACCCGATACCTCAACGACCATGATCTCGAAGTCTATCGAACGGCGGATAGCAAGAACGTCAGCCTGGAGAGGGCCGAGGAGATCGTCGCGATGAGGCGCATGGAGGATGCGGATCGCGGCGGCCGGCGCGGCCGCCGGCAGCGGCAGGCCGGGCTCGGGGGGCCAGACACGGGCTCGCCGGAGCTTCAGCGCGCAGGCGCGGCGTTCGACCGCGCACTCCAGGGGCGCTTCGGGATCGTTCCCGAGGGAGAGTCGCCGCAGCTACAGACCATGGTCGGAGACACCCGGCTCCGTTCGGTGGGCGACCTGTTGTTCGGCGGGATGTATGACGCCACGCCCCGTGGGCCTCGCGGGGTGGCGCCGAGCGGGGCGGGGCCGCTTGTCGTGCCGCGCCGCAGGTAACGCTAGGAGACGCCATGGGCGAGAAGCTCGATCCCGCAACCATCGCAGAACTCCAGGCCATGGAGTCCGCCGGCGCTTCGTCTGTCCGGCCCAAGCTGGGCTCCGCGCGCAAGCCGCGCGCGAACGCGGTTCCGCCGAGCATCATCGCCGAGTTGGAGCGAGTCGAGGCCGCCGGGATGTCCGCCGTGGACACCAGCGCGCCGGCGTACAAGGCCAAGGTCGCCCTCGCCAACGCGCAGAAGGCGCATGAGCGCGGGTTCACCGACCACCTCGCCAACGCCGGCAAGTCGTTCGTCGGCGCGCTTGCTTCCATCGCCCCGGACGTGCTTCAGTTCGCCGGGTCCGCCTCTGCGTATCTCGGCGCGCAGAACGTCGGCGAGGCGATCCAGCAGTCGGGCGCGTATTTGGCTCGCGAGATCGACGAAGCGTTCGGAGTTGAGGACCCGACTCTCGTGGACAAGTTCGCCAGCGCCGGCGGGTTCATGCTCGGTTTGCTCCTTCCTGGCTCGAAGGTGGCCCGGGCCGGGCAGTTGCTGTCCCGCGGCGCCCCGCGAGCGGTTCAGGGCCTTGCCACGGCGATTCTCGGCGGCGCCGGAGCGGGCGCCCTTGAGGCGGCCGCGGAGGCCGGCGACCAGGTCGAGCGCAAGGTCCGCGAAGGAATGGACCCGGACCAGGCATTCGAGGATGCGTGGAGGGCGTTCGGGCCGAACGTCGCTGGCTCCACCATCACGAACCTCCCCCTATTCTCCGGCCTGGGCCGAATCGCCAAGGCGTCCGTTGAGGCGCTGACCGAGGGCGGCCAGGAGATGTACCAGGGCTGGCTCGACCAGTGGGTCATGGATGGAGCCGAGGGGGGCTTCGCGCGCGGGTTCGGGAAGACGGTCCAGGAGAATTGGGACACGCAGTGGGAGGCCGGCGGAATCGGCGGAACGGTCGGCTTCGTCGCCGGGCTGATTCTTGGCCGGAAGACCGGCCGGTCCTTCGACGAGTCGCTGGCCGAGAAGGGCGGAGACGAGGCGGGGCGGCGCGTCGCCAAGCTGCGCGACGATGCGGCCGAGATGTCGAACGAGGACTTGATCCAGGCGATCAGTCAGATCCAGGCGGAGGCCCTGGGTGGTGCGGCGGCCCCGCAGGCCATCGAGCACTACGGCGTGCTCATGGAGGAGGCTTCATACCGTCTGGGCGACCAGGCGATCCGCGCGCAGTCCACGTCCAAGCTCAAGGACATGGCGCGCCACTTCGACGAGAACGCACCGAACCTGAACCCTTCGCAGCAGGGCGTCTACGCCTTCACGGTCACCGAACTCTATGCTCGCGGAGAGATTTCCAAGGCCGAGGCCGCCATTCACCTCCAGAAGATCGGGATTCCGGAGGGCCGCGTCGATCTCGACAAGATCGAAACCCGCGAGACGCAGCAGGTGGCCACCCGGGTGAAGCCGCTTCGCGGCCGCTGGGTCGTCGAGAACATCGACACTGGAGAGGCCCTGGCGTCCTTCGACAACCATGCGGACGCGGTCATGCACATGGAGGGGTTGCAGCGCGGGAGCGTCTCTCACGGCGGCGCAGAGGCCGCCAGGCGGTCCCCGCAGCCGCGGGACCCGGCTGCACCCGAGGCCCAGGGCGGGCCGGTCGCGGGGCCCGGCGGCGCGACTGTCGCTTCCCCGAGCAGCAGCGGGGCGCTCGCCGGCGATCTCCGCGACCTGGCGAAGCTGGGCGACCTGATCCACAACTTCCCGAACCCGCGCGTCGGCCACCTCATCTGGCGGAACCCGGACGGAACGTGGTCCGTCGTCAACGCCACCGAGGGCGGCTCGGTCGCCGGCGTGTTCGACACGCAGCAGGAGGCCATCGACGCGGTCGAGAACGAGCCCTACTTCATCCCGAACGAGCGGTGGATGGAGTACTACAACAACCTCTGGAAGACGCCCGTTGAAGGGGGGCAGGGGCAGGTCGCGCAGGAGGAGCGCACGGAGGTCGGGGAGGGCGCGCAGGCGCCCCAGGACACCGAAGGAGCCGGGCAGGCCACGCGCGAAGTGCAGGCCCCGCCGGCCCGCCGTCAGCTTCCGGCGCCGCAGCCTGGACAGCAGACCGCCGAAGCCGAGGAGGCCATCGAGGGCCAGCCGCCGGCCGGGGAGGCTGCGCCGCAAAGCTGGGCGGAGTTCAAGGAGACTCAGCGCGGATCTGGTAAGTCCGGGCTGAAGCCGGTGAGCTACTTCCAGGATCTCATCCGCAACTTCGACCCCGTTCTGTCGGATCTCGTTCCGTACATTCTCGGGGACCCCATCACGCTTCCCGATGAGCCGGGCACCCAGCCCACGGGCGGAATCGCTTCTCCTGAGGACATGGTGTCGTACCAGGAGGCCGTGGACAAGATCATCGAGTGGGTTGAGAGCAAGCCGAGCACGATTCCCACCGGTCTGGCTGAGGTTGCCGAATTCACTCAGATGTTGGCGTTCGCGCGCCCCCTGGGGGAGAGGTCGGGCCCACTGACCGAAGCGGAGCAGGCCCTCTACATCAGAGTCTTCCAGGAGAAGGTCCCTGGCGCGGGCCCAGGGTGGCCGCAGACTATCATTGAGACGGCACACTCTGATAGGCTTTCTGAGGCGCCGCTCAGGATCTGGCGCCTCACGAAGCAGGTGGAGGGCTACTTCAAGGCCGACGCCAAGGGCAAGTACGATCAGATGCGGCAGCAGGGCATGGTCCCGAAGCGCGAGGGTGTTCCCGCGACCGCAGAGGACTTTAGCCCGCTGCCCCCGCCCGAGGGCGGGAAGTGGACCGAGAAGGAGAAGGCCGCCGCGCGGCAGGTCGCCGAACTGGCCCGAAGGTTCGGCGAAGCCTTGGGCATCGACATTCAGTTCTACTACAGCCGCAAGTCGGACAAAGCCGGCTTTGCTATCAGAGAATACAACAGCATCTGGATCAATCTCCAAGCGCAGGAAACGCGACAGAGTCCGCAATATGTGATCGCGCACGAAATCTTCCACGCCCTGCATTACCAGTACCCGGCCGAGTTCCAGCAGGTTCTGGAGGACATTAAGGGCAGGGTGCCGGAGAGGATGCGCAGGAGCCTTGGGCGCTTAGGATACACGGCCGATGGCATGGACACGGAGGTTGCCGCGAGGCTATTGGATCACCGGGCCCAGGGGGCGGAGTTCTGGTCTGCTGTCGTGGACCGCCTTGGGCCGCGGAAGACGCGGTCGTTCCTACAGAAGATCCAGAAGGCGCTCGGTGATGCGTTGCGCGCGGTTCGAACGAGGTACTTGTCCCGCGCTTCCCTGCAAGGCGCCCAGGGCATGGAGGAGGTGGAGACAGAGGTCATCGACAAGGTCCAGGAGCGAATCCTGGACATGATCGAGAAGCAGCTTGAGCTTACCGGCGAGGCGCAGCAGGCGCGCGAATCCGCGGCTGGCCTGGCCGAAAGTCTGATCGGAAGGGAGTCCAAGCAGGCGGAGTCCATCCAGGAGAGCGCCCGCGAGGATCTGGATAGTTGGATTTCCCGCGGCCAGGAGGCCGTCCAGAGCCGGGAGACGAAGTCCGGACTGGTCCGCAAGGGCGGCCGGCGAGCGAAGGCGCTCGCCATGGGTCCGTACATGGACGCGAGCATGATTGCCACCTCCGGCATCACGAACATGCGGCAGCTTCGCAGTCTTCGCCAGCGGCTGGAGAAGCTCGCCTTCCAGGCGGACTATACGGGCAACGCGCACCTGGTTGCCCAGCAGATCAAGGAGTTCCTGGAGTCGCGCGGGGAGGCCATTCACCAGCAGACGGCTAACCGCGAGGCGCGGGCGCAGCGCGCCCAAGATGTTGTTGACGGAACGCTAAGGATGAGGGAAGGCAAGCCTCTGTCCAAGAAGCACGCCAAGGCTATCCTGAAGGATACCCGCGGCGAACTCCCGTCGCGTTTCGTGGACTATATCGTGGATGAACTCTATCAGCAGGCGATTCGCTTCGGTGGTCGCGGCCGCACCAACAGGCCCAAGATCAACCCCCATTCGGTCAAGCTGATCGCCGTGCATAACGACTATAGCCACATGACGGCACTGAGGACGCAGAACGACACGGCCGTCAAGATGGATCAGAAATGGGAGGATGTCCCGCTCGACGAACTGCGGAGGATCAACGAGCAGGCCGCAGAGAGCATCGAGGAGAACGTCCGGGCTCAGGGCGGCAAGGCGGCCGACAGATTCTTCCTCGGGCAGGGGAACATTCTTCCGTCGTCCGTTTCGCCGGAGCTATACGCCGCCTACGAGATGTCGCTGGCCGAGTTGTCTCACCGGAACGCCGATCCCTACGGATGGGAGGGCCGGGGCGCCGAGGCGCAGGGCGGCCAGGGCGGGCCCGTGTTCGGCGAGGATGTCGATGTCTCGAAGGACGTTCCGTTCTACATCCGGGACCCCCGCCCAGAGCCCACCGAGGCGATGGACGGCCGCGACGTGACGCTCGGCACGATGTTCGGCGGTAGTCAGGACATTCTGGCCAACGCGGCCAGGCGGGCCGGCGACGCATCGAAGAAGGCTGTGCTGAAGGCCGAGAAGGCGTTCGCCGGGAGGGATGTCGTAAGGCGGCCGGATGACGGGCCCGCCATGACCGAGTCGCTCGACCTTCTCGTTCAGGCGCGCAAGAACGCTGCGCGACGCGCTGCGGTGTCCGAGAAGTGGCAGCTTGGCTATTGGGACAAGCTGTACAAGACGCACGTCGATGACCTGCACGGCCTGAAGGTGGTTCTGGATAAGGGCTTCCGCGAGGTCGGGCTACCGACTATCGACGAGATGCCGATGCTGGAGTCCGCGTACCATACCTTGCGCGGCGTGGTTCGCTCATGGAACGCCTTCGCCGACCGCTTCATTCAGGGCGGCGTTCGGAAGTTCACCAACCCGAACGAGATGCTCAGCGACCGCGGCCTTGGCGAGATCATGAACGACGAGAAGTACGAGATCGCCAACAACTACGACCAGTTCGGAGAGTACCTGAAGGCGAAGCGTTTCGTCGCCATGGGCAAGGAGCAGCGCTACGCGAAGCGTCTCGGAACGCCGGAGGCGCGGAAGCGCCTGCGCCTCTCGCAGGCGGTGGTGCAGGAGGCCGAGGCGAAGCACCCGGCGTGGGCCGAGGCTGCCGGGGAGTTGCACAACTACGCGAACGGGCTCCTGGATTACCTCGTGGACACGGAGATGATGACCGCAGAGGAGGCGGCGAGGATCAAGGAGTCGGCCGACTTCTACGTTCCGATGAACATCGCCCCGGACCTGCGGAACCCCGGCGCCTTCAGCACGTCGCCGGGCAAGGGCATCCTCCAGCACAAGCCGGTGAACGAGTTCAAGCGGCTCGTCGAGGGCCACGAGATTTCGCACCCGCTCGAAAGCCTGGCGGCCGCGACGTATCAGATGGTCAACGCGGCCCACATGAACATGGGTCGGCGCCGCGTGGCGCAGGCGGTGGCCGAGATCACGTCCATCGACCCCGAGCTTGCCCCGTACATGGGCGAGATCCTCACGGTCGATGACTTCCGCCAGCCGATGACCAGGACGCGCGGGGAATTGGAGGCCGCCGCCGGAACGAAGCGCCGCCGCAGGTCCGCCGTGCGCCGGAAGCTCAAGGAGTGGGAGGTTGACGAGGACACGATCCAGGAGGTCCTGGAGGCGTTCGATGATGCTGGCGACGTGATCGGCAACCAGCACAAGAAGCTCTGGTACGTCCAGCTTGAGTTGAAGAACAACATGGTGGCGTACTTCGACAAGGGCGAGTTCAAGATTCTGAAGATGAACAACCCGGATATGTACGAGGCGTTCCATGCGATGACCGAGAAGCAGCACAACGCCGTTCTGTCGATGACCGGCAAGCTCACTCGGATGCTCCGCTCCGGCGTGGTTCTGGGCCCGGAGTTCGCCGTCCGGAACCCGATCCGAGACATCTTCTCGGCGTCCGTTCTGGCCGGCAAGGCCATTCGCACCCCCGCGGATGCCGTCAGGTTCCTTGGGCATTGGGGCAAGGGCCTTGCGGCCGCCATGCGGCAGAACGAGTTGTACGATCAGTGGGTGATGAGCGGCGGCGCCAACGCCGACCTGGTCGCGCTCGACCGGGAGACGATGGGCCTGCGCGTGCGCCGCCAGCTTCTGCGAGGGAAGAAGCGCGGATTCGCGAAGTTCCTGGCCCAGCATCCGCTGACGGCGATGCGCGCGTTCTCCGGAATGACGGAGGCCGCGACGCGCGTGGCGGTGTTCCGGGCGGAGTTGAAGGCGAACCTGGCCGACGGGCTGCCGATGCGCGAGGCGCAGGTGCGGGCCGGCATGGAGAGCCGTGAGGCGAGCGTGGACTTCTCCCGCCGCGGCGACTTCGGGGCGACCATGAACCAGCTTCAGCCCTTCTACAACGCAGCGCTCCAGGGAACGGACAAGCTGGTGCGCGCGCTGGTCCGCGGTTCGCCCGCCCAGCGCCGGGCTGCCGCGATTCGGGCGACCGTGCTCGTCACGGTCCCGAGCCTCATCCATTCTGCCCTGTTCGGCGACGACGAATGGCACAAGCGCCTGCCCAGGTACCAGAAGAACATGTACTGGAACTTCAACCTGGATGGGAAGAACCCCCACGGGCGGATCCTGCGAATCCCCAAGCCGTTCGAGCTTGGCATGATCTTCGGTGCCCTGCCAGAGCGGCTCATCGAGTACATTCGGAAGAACGACCCGCACGCCGTCGATGGCTGGCTCGCGCAGTTCGTGGATGTGACGGCCCCGCTGAAGCTCAGCGAGGTCGTTCCGCCGGTGGTGGCGTTCTACAACGCCAGCAGGAATTGGGACGACTTCCGCAACAGCGAGATCGTCAAGGGCCAGCTTCAGAAGCTGCCCGGCAACTTGCAGTACACGCCATCCACTTCGCCCGCCGCGCGGGCGCTGGGAGCGGCGTTGCCCGGCGACATCTCTCCGCTGAAGATCGACTTCTACGTTCGCAGCGCGTTCGGCGGGGTGGGGCAGATCGCGGCCGACATCGCCAGCGCCGGCGTGTCTCTGGTCAAGCCGAGCATGGCGGAGCACAGGATGGGCGGGCAGACCGTGGCGGGGCCGATCACGGACTCCTGGCCGGTCGTTCGGGGGTTCATTGAGGCCGGGCCTCACGCCTTCGACACGAACAGCCAGGACTTCTACAGCCATCTCGACGAAGCGACGACGGCGTTCACTCTCTACAACCGGGCCCGGAGGGGCCTGATTCCGCCGGACGCGATGGCTAGGGAGCTTGCGGATCGCCTGCACTGGCTGGCCCTCTACAAGCCGCTGTCGAAGATCAGCCGCGACGTGTCGAAAATGACGGGCGGGATCAAGACGCTTCAGGCGATGCCGGACGCCACTCTCTCTGACGAGGAGAAGCGCGAGAGCGTCAACTCGCTAATCGAGGCGAGGGCGCAGCTTTACCAGTCCGCCGCAGAGCAGACCCGGAAAATCCTTTACGACGATGAATTGATGCGGCAACTTGAGGAGGCCGGCCAGAAGATGGTCGAGCAATTGACGGAGTGAGGTAGCCATGGCCACGATTACACGGGTTCGGGACGACGAGATCCAGGCCGGGAAGGTTGGTCGCGCCGGCGACGTGTCGGCGGAGCTTGACAACATCATCGGCGCCTTCAATGTGAACGACGGCCGGATCGAGACGAACGAGAATGAGATCGACACCCTCCAGGGCGAACTGTCGTCCACGCAGGGGGACGTATCGACGCTCCAGACGGAGATGAACTCTGCGGAGTCTCGGATCACTACGAACGAGGGCGACATTCTCGTTCTACAGGGGGCGTCTTTGACGCCGCAGGATGTCGAGACGGGCTCGTTCACTCTCCTCCGCTCGTTCGGCGGCCTCGTGGTCATGAACGCATCCGGTTTCCGCCCGACCTGCAACCTGCCAGAGCCGGACAACGCTGGCGGGTTCTCGCCCGCGAACCGCTGGCTCATCGTGTGCCGGTCCCTCGAAGGCGCCATCGTCCAGAGCAACTATTTCGGTCCGGCGACCGTCGGCAAGGAGATCCTCCTGCTGGACGGCGACGCCTGCATGGTCACGGTCATGGACGACCCGGTTCTGTCTACACGGCGATGGAACGCCGTTGTTCTGCGGGCGGACGTGCGGCGGTTCGACTGGTATCAGATGTCTGCTGGCGAGGTCGTGAACGTCAACCCGAATCAGTATCTGAACTTCGTGGCATCGAATGGCGGAACGGTCAACCTTCCGCCCATCGACGGACAGGATGAGATGATTGGCCTGGAGGTCACTGTCCACAACCTGTTCAGCAACTTTGTTGATGTCAACGTCAACAACGGCTCCACGGAGGACATCATCGGGAACGGTACCTTCGAGGGAAACACCAAGTCTCTCTCTGGGTACAGGTCGATCACGTTTCGCGCTGGACCCAACGGGAACTGGTTCATTCTTGGAGGTAGCTAGTCATGATCCGTCGCCTCATTCTCTCTGTCGGTGGCATGTACCTGGCCGCGGCCGTGTGCGTGGTCGCCCTGGCGGCCGCCTCGCTCGCCATGGCCCAGACGGGTCCGCGCATCCAGGCCATCGAGGTCGATGTCAACTCGACCGGCGAGGGCTCCGGCACGGGCGTCCTTCTGGGCGAGCCCATGCGCGACATCCGGGCACGAACCGATTCGGACGCCTACATCAAGGTCATGCAGAAGGCGCAGAACGTCGGCGTGTGGAGCGGAAACTGGCTCTCGTTCCCCGCGGACAACGATGACCCGACGGGCGCCACTGAGCTGGCCGGCTACCCGGTGTACGCGGCCGATGGCTGGAACTACTTCGGTGGGATGCGGGCAGACAGCCTCTACGTCTACACGACCAGCGGCACCGCGACCGTGGTCATCCAGGGGGTGAACGGCCGATGAGGAAGGTGCTAGCTTACGCCGTTCTGGCCATTCTGGTTGGAACGGCGCTCGCCTCTGGGCCCTGGGGTGATGACCGGGCAGGCTGGCCTGGGTCGTGGGGTGAGATGTGGCCCGCCGGGGCGGGGTCGTCCGGTGGCCCCACATACTTCGGGCCGGTCTACACGGGGGGCATCTGGGGGGCCGGCGGTCAGATCCATGCGATGGCAGCCGCGGGCCAGCGCCAAGTCCTCCTGGCCACGGACAACACCTACTCGGTGGTTACGGCGACAAGCGGCGATTCCTGGATCACGACCACGGAAGGGCTTGCGACGCACGAGGCAGCGCCGAACAAGCACGAGAACGGCGCCACGTATGTGGAGAACAGCGCATTTTCCGGGTACGTCACGGCGGGGCCGCAGGGCTTGATGGCGATGGAGTCGGTTGGCGGGGCGGCCCCCTGGGTCAACCTCACGCCGATCAAGGATGGTTACTGGTTCACGGACGACCTGGGGTTTGCTCAGCGCAAGGTCGCGATCTCGTTCGGTGACGTGGATGCCGTCGGGTCGTGCTTGATCGCCGGCGCGGGTCGCATCCGCGTCAGGTCGGAGAATAACTACGCGAACTCCTGGTACCCGAACGGGCTGGATCAAGCGAGTGGTCCGGGGCTCGACCCGCCGAAGGGGAATCACACCCTGTGGCGCATGTACTGGAACGACCCGAACGGTGAGGAGGTTCGCCCGTTCCCGGGCCTGGGGGACTTCGGGGCGGTCTACTCCCTCGACGCCGAGATTGTCGCCGGCGACACGCTGGTGGCCATCGCGAGCACCGACGGCCTGTTCCTCTGGAGCAGCGCGGACCAGGACACGACGGACCTCACCGGATACGGAGCGGCGACGCCCGCCGGGAGCGACGCCTTCGCGTTCACTTATGACGCCGGCGGCAGCGCGACGGGGCAGATGTGCTACTCCATCGAGTTGACCGAGCGCGGGACCGTGTACGCTGGCATCCGGAATTTCGACGGAACCTGGGGATGTGAGTCCGGCGCGTACAGGATGCACGACATAACCAACCCTTCGACGTGGCGCTGGGTCGGGAATAACGCTTCCGTCTCTCCGCTGAACGTTTCGATGCTGGACTACGCCGCCGGTGGCGATGCGCACGGCGCGCACGTCAGCGTCCTTGATGGCGGCGCCGCGGCTCCGGATACGCTGTTCATGGCCTACGACGACGCCTACTACAGCAATTCGCGTCGCCTCGGGCTTGTGCGGGCGAACGCCCCCTATGACGACGCCACTCACTACGATCAGACCTGGGGGGCGATGTTCTGGGTTTGGGGATTCTGGAACAACCCCACCGACCGGAACCTCTTTGATTCTCCTGGCGGCCTGGACATGTGGGGCTGGGACACGGGGATGCCCTCGACCACCGCCCCGGCTCTCCCGGTCGAGGGCGGGGTCATTTACTACCATCCGCACACCAGTGTCTGGCGAAGCGACGATTACGGCGAAAGCTGGGTTAGCGTCTACACCGACAGTCTGCCGGGCGGCTATTACCGCAGCAAGGGGTTCCACCAGACTGGAGCGCAGTCCGCCTCCCTGAACGAGCTTCCCGACGGCTCGCTCGTCTATTCGACTGTGGATCAGGGTGCGGTGGAGACGAACCCGGAGAGAACCGGGACGAAGGCGATCCACCCGCCGACTGAGTCCACTTCGTCGCACACGCTCGGAAGCGCTTGGACCCTGGGGGCGGCCGAGACGCAGGTCGTCGATGACTGGCAGGGCACCGGGCGACCGGCGACGTTCCATATTCTTGGGCGGGTGAAGGACTTCGCGAACCCGGGCCGCATCGCGCTTTACCACGACGACAATGGCAATGGGACGAGGGAGTGGTACTCCGAGCCGTCGCTGGAGTGGGGCGTCGCGAACCCGGCGAATGAGCATGGGCCGACCTGCTTCGAGTGGGATGGCTATGCCCTGTACTCCGCCGGCCGACTCTACGATGGCGTGGTGAGCGAGTGGGGCACCAGGGACGGGGCGTTCGTCTACTACCAGACGTTCGATGGCTCGTCCTGGAGCGCGCCCGTCCAGTGGATGGAGGGCGATCTTGCCGGCTACGCGCAGGGCGGAGCCGACATCGCTACGCCCCGCGGGTTGGCCGTTTCCGGCGGCAGGCTGTGGCTGGCGATGACGGGCGACGCGAACGGGGATGGCGGCGTCTTCTATCGGGCTCCGGACGACGCGGGGTGGACGCAGGTCATTGGAAGCACTACGTCCCCCGACGACTACGATGTCGAGGGGATCGAGGTTTATGGCGACGAGGTCTATGCCTTCACTCGCGGCGACCGCGGGCGCGGGCACGCCACGATTCTGCACTGCGCCGATGCACTGAACGCCCCGGCCACCTGGGCGAAGCTGGGAAACAACAGTTCCGCGGACGTGATGCTGACCATCGGCGAGAACATCACTGGTGAGGAATACTACGGAACGACGGCGCTGGAGCAGTCCCGGAGGTACTCCGTTTCTACCGTGGCGGTGGATCAGAAGGGGTGGGTCTGGTACGGGGCCGATGGCGCAGCGACGAACGTCTACCACAAGGCCGCCGGGCTGTACTACTACGATGGCAGCAACTTCGTGGACATCGACGACGTGGCCGACGCCTCGTTCGTTGGGTCTGGATACATTTCGCGCGACCTCCTGGTGGACGAATCCGCCGAGGAGCTTTGGTTCGGCCAGGCGTGCGGGCTGAGCCGGATCGACCTTGCCGGGGTTCCAGGATGGAGCGACGCCCCGACCGTCGGTATTCCTTCGCCCACCGGAACCAGCGGGGCTCCCGGCTGGGGCGGCGGCCCGATGTACGCCTGGGCTCGCGACAGCGACGGTCAGGTGACGAGCCTTCCGTCGAACACCGATGTGGTCGATGTGGCAACCGCATCGTTCGCTGGCGTGGCGCTGACGAGCGACGGCGAGGTACTGTTGTGGGGCGACACGGCCGGCCTGGCTGACAGCAAGAACCTCCCCTCGTCGAACACCGGGTACCTCGACGTTGCGGCCGGAAACACGCACATGTGCCGGGTCCGGCCGGATGGTGGCATTGAGTGCTGGGGTGACGATGACCAGGGGCAGGCGTCACCGCCGACGGTGAAGACCTACAACAAGATCACCGCGAGCCTGGACGCCAACCTCGGAATCGCAGATGACGGGACCATCGACTATTGGGGGCTCACGTCTCACGGCCAGCAGAACGTTCCGGCGGGAACGAATTGGGTGGACATCGCCACCGGCGGCTACCACTGCCTTGCGCTTGATGACGCTGGCAACATCGAGGCGTGGGGCCGCGACGACTATAGCCAGGTGACCAATACTCCGACGGGGTCGGGCTACCTTGACATCGGCGCTGGGACCACGTTCTCGGCAGCCATCGCGAGCGACGGGTCCATCGAGGCGTGGGGCCAGGATGATTTTGGCCAGGTCACGGACGCCCCGGCGGGCACCGGCTACGTTTACCTCGCCGTGAACCGCGACTTCGCCCTCGCGGTGCATGAGGACGGCTCCATCGTTGGCTGGGGCGACAATCAGTTCAACATCGAAACCGGCGTTCCTGGAACGTCGATCTGGAAGCGTGCAGCGACGGAGGGCCGCTGGGCGGTCGCAATCGAGGAGTAGGGCATGAAGATCCGGCACATTCCGATGTTCGTGGCGTCGATTCTGATGCTTGGCGCCCTCGCCGTGGGCGCCCAGGACGATGGGTTGACGGCAAGCTGGACGCCGCCGACCGAGGGAACGCCGGTGGAATACTACGTGTTCAAGATGATGGCTGGCGGCGACACGGTGATGACCGAGACGACGCCCGACACGTTTCTGGTGATCGACTACCCCATCGAGTACGGCGTGGCCTACACCGCCGTGGTGATGGGCGTGGACGCCAAGGGCCGCCGCGGGCCGTGGTCTGAGGAGTCGGATCCGTACATCGACGCCGGTCCTCCGGGGCAGTGTGGCCCCGCGGTCTGGTCGTTCCAGTAGCGGTGGCCGGAATGATGCAACTCGCCCAGGATTGGTCAAAGAAGGGCAACAGTGATGGGCGACAACCCGGCAGGCAACGGAGGGCAGCGATTCGCTGACCTGATGCGCGCAGTGGAGCGCATCGACGGCAAGGTGGACGTTCATGGCGAGCGCCTCGCGCGGATCGAGGCGCACCTGGATCATCGGCCGTGTGCGGTTCACGACAACCTACTGCGGAAGCTGGAGAGCCGACAGGAGCGCATCGAGGGAGAGGTCCAGAGCGTCGAGGAACAGACGCAGCGACGGCACGAGGAGAATCTGGGCACCAAAGAATTCCAGGCAAACGTGAGCGTGGCGAAAATCGCGGGCCTGTCCACCGTAATCTCGGCGGCAGTGTCCGCGATTGGTTTATGGTTCTCGAACAAGGGGGGGCCATGATGATAACTCGCTTCTTCGCCCTTCATGAGTTCGCGTGCCCGTGCTGCGGGTTGGCCGACCCCCACCCGGCCCTCGTTATGGGTCTGGATGAGATCCGGGGGCTTCTGGGCGTTCCGATCTACGTTCACAGCGGGTCGCGGTGTGCATCCCACAACGTCGATGTCGGCGGGGCGCGGAATTCCATGCACCTGCGCCAGTCGGAGTTCGAGGACTACACCCTGGCCGCCGATGTCTCGTGCGCGCGCTCCCTGTTCGAGTTGTTCGACCTGGCCTCCGCGCACAAGTGGTTCGAGGACGGGGGAATCGGCGTGTACTCGAACCCCCCGTTCCTGCACCTCGACGTTCGCGGTATCACCGGAACGAAGCCGCCGGCGCGATGGGGCGAGATCGCCGGCCGCCGTGTGAGCCACATCGAGGCCCTTGACGACGCCATCGCGCGCGAGCGAAGTGGGGGGCGGCGTGGCTGACAAGAACAGCATCCAGTGCCCGCACTGTCACGACGAGGATGTCGTCAGGCACGCCTCTGGAAGCCAGCGGGCCCGGTTCATGTGCAAGTCCTGCGGCAGAACGTTCACCATGTGGCTCCAGAAGGACGGGCGATGGGCCCCCAGCGGCCCGCCCCAGGGGCCCAAGATGGTGGACATCGACGAGCCCGGGTCAGTGATTGAGGGCAACTACGCGGTGGCTATGTCGGAGCCACAGAAGGGCGGGCCGCCCTCGAAGGAGGAGGTCGTTCGGAAGTTCGGCTTCGACCTGGACGAGTGGGTCATCGAAAAGGCGCGGCCCGGCTACCACGAGATGGGGTGGAAGGACAATTCCGGCGATGGCCAGAAGATGCCCTTGTACTCGATGAAGGTCTGGCTCGTTCGCGCCGTTCCGGTCACATGCGAGTGGCCGCACATCGAGGGCGCAAAGGTCAAGCCGTGGAAGCCTGCTGCGTCGGTGAAGACGCGCCGCCAGGCCGGAATCAAGCGGGCCGTCGTCGTTCCGGACATGCACGTGGGGTTCCGGCGGAACCTCGACACGGGCGACCTTTCGCCGATGCACGACGTTCGGGCGTGCGACCTGGTGGCGCAGGTGATTCGGAAGCAGCGCCCAGACCTGGTGGTAATGCTGGGGGACAACCTCGACCTGCCGGACTGGAGTGACAAGTACATCACGACCCCTGACTGCCGGTGGACAACACAGGCTTCGGTTGACTGGCTTGCCTCGTGGATCATGTCGTGGCGCCGTTACGCCGAACGAGTTGTTTACCTCGAAGGGAACCACGAGGAGCGCATCCCCAGAAAGATTTGCGGGAACTTCGAGGCCGGGTACGGGCTGCGGCCGGCGAACAGCCCTGGCGTACACCCGGCGATGTCCGTTCCGTCGCTTCTGGGGCTCGACGACATGCGCATCGAGTGGGTCGGCGAGTACCCCAAGAACAGGGCGTGGCTGAACAGCCACCTCCGGGCCTACCACTCCCAGAAGCTGGCACAGAACCCGGGCCACACGGTCGGCAAGGCGCTTCAGCACGCCCGGGCCTCGACCTTGTTCGGGCACTCCCACGTCGTCGAGATGGCCGCCGTCACGGTTCATGCCATGGACAAGATCAGAACCTACGTGGCGGCGTGCTTCGGCACCCTGGCCAAGCTGGGCGACGATGGGCCGCCGAGCGCCGGCCGAGAGATGGATTGGCAGCAGTGCGTGGGGATCGTAGACTACCAGGACGAGGGACCAGAGTTGTTCCAGATCCAGCAGTGCTTGATCTTCGATGGTCGCGCGATCATCGAGGGCGAGCTTTACGAATCGGAGGTTTCAGAATGAACGCTCTCGGGAAGGCCGCACAGGTGGGGAACCGGAAGCTGGTGGCGTTCTACGCCGTGTTCGCTTTCGTCGTCGTCTTCACGCTGGGTCGGGCCCTGATGCCGCTGTGGGTGCCCGGCGTCGAGCCGCTGGACGACATCCCGAAGCTCGTGAAGGAGATCGTCGTCTGGTCGGTGGGCCTGTTCTTCTTCCACAACGCCGCGTCGAAGTTTTCCCCGGCCGTTCGGGACGGAGTGGAAAAGTCTTGAGCACCTTGAAGTGGATCCTCGGGGCCGTCGGAGTCGTTCTGGCGGCCCTGTTTGGAATGAGGTCGTATTATGAGAAGAAGCTGGAGGAGGCGGAGGATCGCCACCGGCGCGCGGCGGACGCTGCCGTGGCTGCTCGCGATTCTGCTGCTGCCCTGGGCCACCTTCGCCGAGCCGCGGACGCCCGAGCCGAGTACCAGGCGGCCCGGAACCGTCCCATTGGAGAGCGTGTCCGTCGGGCTTTACGAGAAGCCCGCAGACGCCTTCGTGAGGGCCGAGATTGACAGCCTGGCCCGATGGCCCAAGGATGAGCTTGCGGCCGCCCTGTGGGCGCTTGAGGCCCGCCTGAGCGCCGCCCGCCTGGACTCCGCCCTCGCCGCCTCCCGAGCCCAAGCCACCATCGACACCCTCAAGACCCGGCTGTGGCGCAAGGATCTGACCATCGAGAGCCTCGAACGGGGGCAAAAAGGCACGATGGAGGCGATCTTAGATGCCCTGGACTTCACCCTCGGCGCCGTGGTGGCCACCATCGCCATGTTGTTGAGCGGCAAGATGTTCGACTGACGCCGCGCGAGGCGGGCGGTGCGGAGAAGCCGAAAAAAGTGCCGCCCGTGCAGTATTATTATTGACACCTCCCCCGCGTTGGAGTAGATTGGCTACACGCCAACCGGAAGGAGGTGACCCATGGCGAAGCAGAGAGAGCCGGGACAGTTGGAAGAAGAACTCGACACGATCTACGAGCGCTTCATCACGCCGGCGGAGCGCCGGCGGCGCATCGAGGTCGCGGCGAGAGAAGCCGGGTACAAGAACATGCACCAGCTAGCGGAGGACATCGGCGTGCGCCGAAGCACGCTCATGCAATTCTGCCTGCGCGAGCAGGTTTCGGTGAAGTCGCTTTACCGGATCGCCTTGAAGCTGGGGGTCAGCATGAACTACCTGACAGAGAGGAGTGGGTGATGGAGACAGTGAGGTCCTCGAAGTACCCGGACCGAAGGAAGTACCTCGGGGCTTCTTCGGTGGGCTCCGCGCTGGGCCTGGAACAGAACCGGACGCCGCTGGAGGTCTGGCGGTTCCTGACCGGGCGAGACGGAGAGAAGGATCAGACCGGACCCATGGCTCGCGGCTCCCGGCTGGAGGAGCCGGTGATCGAGCTATACGAAGACAAGCACGGCCAGATCGTGCGGGACCGGCAGGCGACGCTGGCGGATGAGCGCTACCCCTACCTGCGGGCCCACTGCGACGGGGTCCTGGAGGAGCACCATCCTGTAGACTTCGGGGTCCGCTACGATGGGCCAGGGATCTTCGAGGTCAAGTGCCCCGGATACCATTCGCTGAACCTCGCTGTCGATCAGGGGCTTCCCAGGTCCTGGATCGTGCAGATGCAGGTCATGCTGGAGTTGGCCGGCTGCAATTGGGGCCGCTATGCGGTCTACGACTACGAGGCCCATGACGTGATCGTGTTCGACGTGAAGCACGACCCTGACGGCGCCGGCGCTGTGTGCCGCAGGGCGAACGACTGGTACGTCAAGCACGTTCTCGGAGACACCCCGCCGGACATCGACGAGGACCCCCCTCCGCAGCTTCCCCGTGTAGACGGACTGACGCACCACCCCGAAGGGGCGGAGCGCGATCAGTTCTCCGAGCTAATGGAGTTGTACCTGAGCACGAAGCAGGCGGAGAAGGTCTGCAACCTGCAAGCCAAGGCGGTGCGCGATCAGATCGCGGCGATGTGCGGTGAGCGCAAGAAAGTCGTCGTCGATGACGTGGCATCGGTCACGAGGTCGAAGGTGCGCGGGAAGCCGAAGGTGGACACCGACCGGCTGATGCGCTGGGCGCAGTCTCTCTACGAGGCGGCGATCTCCGGAAGGGCGGATGACGTGGTCGCGATGGCCCGCCACGCCAGCCTCGACGAGTTCACGCAGTGGTCCGCTCCTTCGGAGCGAATGACCATTTCTGCGATTGGCGACATGCGCAAGCTCCTGAAGGCGAACGAGAAGGAAGCCATGAAGAACAAGGAGGCGGGCAAGTGAGACTGGAACCAACCGAGTATCAGGTCCTCCAGCTATACGAGGGCGGCGCACCGGTAACCGTCGAGGACGTGGCCCGCGAGATGGGTCTGACTCAGTCCCAGGCGGCAGAGGCGTGCTCAGCCCTCGTCGGCCTCGGTTGCCTGAGCGGCAGCCGGCGGCGCAAGATAACCGACGAGGGGCGCAAGGCCCTGAGCACCGGCGAGGTCGATGACGTTCCGAAGGACGCCGCCATCGAAGTCGCCGATTCAGGGGAGGGGTCGCAGCGATCCCTGGACGACCCGAAGAAGCCGAAGCTGAGCGACGCCCTGGCCGACCGGCTGATGATCGACAAGTCGCAGCTTCTGGACATCGTTCGACGTTCTGTGATCCAGGTCGGCAGGGGCGAGGAGCCTCCCACCAACGCCGAGGTCTACCACGTTCTGTCCACCATGCACAAGTATGAGCTTGACCCCTGGATGAGGCAGCTTCATGCGTTCCGGAGCGACGGCAAGCTCCAGGTCATGCTGGGCTACGACGGCTGGGTGGACATGGCGACCAACCCGAAGCGCAACGCCCAGCGCAGCAACAAGTATCTCGGCGCCACCTACGACTATGGGCCCATGCAGGACCCGCCAGAGCATGGGGCAAAGCCGTGCCATGCGTGGGTTTCGTGTACCGTCGAGAGTACGGGGCGTCGCCCGACCACTGTGACCGCGTACCTCGACGAGTGGTACCGGCCCATGCCGCGATCCGGGCGCCCGGGCCCGTGGCAGAAGTACACCAAGCACCGCCTGCGACAGAAGGCATTCTGCATGGCCGTGCGCGAGCACTTCGGGGTCGCCCTCCTGGATCCCGATGACTACGAGCAGATGCAGATGATGCGGTACGAGGAAGCGAAGTACGAGGACATCGGAACCAAGTCCGAGCGCATCGCCGGCCAGACCAGCGCGCGGATGCTGGAGATCATGGAGCAGGCGAAGGTCGAGAGAGAGATGGAGAAGGCGAGGGCCGAGACAGAGATCGAGCAGAACGAGGACGACGAGCGCGCAGGCGAGCCCGACACGGAACCCGAGGCTCCGCGGCCCGGCGCCCTGGATCAGCGGCTTTTCGAGACGGAGGGAACGGGATGAACAGCTTCAACTTCATCGGCGTGATCTGCAAGGGTCGCGAGGGGTCGGAGGGTATCGAGCTACGGACGAGCGAGAAGGGCACGAAGATCGCCGTGTTCACGCTCGCCGTATATGACACCTTCCAGAAGTCCAACGACTTCCATCGCATCACGGCGTTCGGAAAGACCGCCGAGATCGTGGCCGAGAGGTGTCAGCCCGGCGACCAGATCGGAGTCCAGGGCCGGGTCAAGGACTACCGGTACACCTCCAAGAAGGACGGGAACGAGCGCTTCGAGAAGTCCTTCATCTTGGAGAAGGTCACGCTTCCGAAGAAGGAGTCCGGCGACCCCCGCAGGGCGAACCCCGACCGCGGTCGCGAGCCGGACCAGACGTACAGCAGCGGAGGGGATGACGACAACATCCCGTTCTAGCCAGAAGGAGAGGACCATGTACGCAGCCGTGTGCAGAAACTGCCGACGCCTGACCTACTTCGTTCACGGGAGGAAGAAGCCGAAGGCCGGCGATTCACTGAAGGACTATCGCCTGACATCCCTGAGTGGCCGGACCGTCTCGCTGTTCACGCCGGTGGACATTCCGATCTGCCGGCACTGCGAGAAGCTGCTGAGGATCTGCGATGTGGACTACGTGAACCCATCGGAGATCGGGATGCGGAACAACGGCTCGGCGACGTACCAGTCGCTGCGGGCGCAGAACGGTCGGCTGCTGGAGGCGGCCGGCCGGCTGCTGACGTTCGTCCAGAACGTGCGCGACACCGGGGAAACCAGCCCCCGCCTGGAGGCGCAAGCGAGGTGGATCCTCAACGTCGTCGGCGCCGAGGAGCGGCGACACGAGGAGCAGTTCGAGGCGTTCCACGAGGACGAGGCGGCAGCGCAGAAGATAGCCTCCGAGCATCGAGAGGAAGGAGACGGCGATGGCGAAGCGGGCCCCGAAGGGGAAGTCGAAGGGAAGGGATTGGGAGGCGACCCTGTCGGCCCTGATCGAACAGATCCCCCTATCGACCATCGTGAAAACGGATCCTCCAGTTGGTATCATCCGCTGGCTTAACGGTCCGCAGTTCCTGGGCGTGTTCAGGTCCACTGGCCAATGCGACTACGAGGGGTGCTACCGTGGGCTGCACGTCTGCATCGAGGCGAAGGAGGTGCGAGAGGCTCGGTTTAACTTCCGGTCGAAGCTGAAGCCCGAGCAGTACAAGCGCATGGCGGCGACCTGTGCGGCGGGCGGAGTGGCGGGCGTGTTCGTCCGCCACGCCCCGCCGAACGTCAAGCCCGTTGCGTACATGCTGCCGTTCCACGGGCTGCGGCTGATGATGAAGTCGGGCGAGAAGTCGGTGAGCATGAACAACCCCGTTGTCCGGAAGCCGCCCTACCTTCTGGAGTGGTGGCGCGGCGACGCCGTCGAGCGCATCGAGGAGTGGCTGGACAATCAGGTCCACGAGTCCATGATGCGGATGCTGGACGGAGACGAGGGTGAAGACGACGAGGCCATGGAAGGTGACTGATGCAGCGCGACGCCTATCAAGCCGTCTGGACAGACAGGAGGTTCCGCGGCCTGACTGCAAAGGCGAAGCTGGCGTTCATGATGATCATCACCGGCCCGCACGTTGACCCGAGCCTCACTGGCTTGTACTGGTGGGATCATACGGTTCTATCGAAGTCCCTGGGCTACACGAAGGGCGATGCCGACTTGGCGGCGCGCGAGCTTGTGGGCGCCGGCCTGATTCACTACGATCCAGTCTACCGGTGCCTGTACGTGCCCATGATGCTGGACATCGACCGGCCGAGATCACCGAAGAACGTCAGCGGTTGGGCGCGGTCCCTGCGCATGATGCCAGAGTCGCTGCTGCGGAACCTATGGATCGAGCAACTAAAGGAGCACTGCAAGAGCCGCGGCGGGAATTTCTGGACTTGGTTCCAGGAGCTTGACTTCGAGGGCCACGCAGTTCCTGAGGATGTCGAGCTTGAGCCCGTTGCGCCAGCGCCAGGGCTCCCTGATTTAAAGCCAGCGACGAAAGAGGACGAGGAGAAGGAGGCGGCACTGTTCGAGGTCGAGCCGACGGCGAGGGAGGACAGGGGGAGGTACCCGGAAGCGACGTACCTCGTGGAGAACGTGGTCGTTCCGCACGTCGAGGGCCTGATCCAGAAGAAGATCGACGAGAAGCGGCGGAAGTCCTGGGCCTTGGAGATCCACAAGATTCGTGAGATCGACGGCCGGCCCTGGGACCTGATCGAGGAGATCGCACGCTGGGCGGTTGAAGATTCGTTCTGGAGGCAGCAGATTCAGAGCGGCGGGGCGATCCGCAGGCACTTCGACAAGATTCTGGCGAAGAAGCGAAGCCGCGAGGGCATCGTTGCCAGCGAGGCAGTCGAGGAGTTCATCAAGGGAGGCGGCGATGGATAGAAAAGAGTTCGGCACGCACATGACCAGGCTGTTTTCGTACTACGGGAGGGAGCCGACGGTCACGCTTCTGCAAGAGTGGTACAAGGAGTTCGGGAACCTCCCCGAGAACGCCTTCTACGATGCGGTGACCGACGCCATCACTGAGCGCAAGTCCCCGCCGACACTGGCGGAAATGAAGGGCCACGTCCGGAAGCACGACCCGAGAACCTCGTGGCAGCCCGGACGGGCGAGAGCGCAGACGACACCGTTCGAGGGCGACGAGAAGGACGTGGAGTTCAGCCGCCGGGTGGCGCCCGAGTTCTTCAAGCTGCTGTCGGTCGCCAGCAAGCGCGGCCGGAACGGAGAGAACGTCGAGCGCATGTTCCGGCACTTCATTGCGCACGCACGTGGCGTGGCGATGGACCTGGGAATCTTGAACCGCATTGATTGGGCGGAGTTCGACGGACAGTTCGGGTGCGAGATGCCCGGGGCATGGAAGCGAGAAGAAAGCACGGATGCAGATCACGACCAGGGTTCACCTGGGAACGACGGGAGAGTGTAGCGATGGATGAGATCCAGAAGATTCTGAAGACGGGAAGGCGTGGGACGTACACGGTTTCGGTCACGGCGAAGGTCTTGGTCAGCGGCCAGAACATCGGCGAGCACCGGAACAGCATCAGCTTCGACGGCGAGCCCGGCGGCCAGTCGTCCAACCTCGGCGACGCTGATCACATCGGGAGCATGATGCCCGCCGGCGAGGCGTGCGCCAAGACGGTGATGCAGGCTGCGCTGAGCAAGGCGCACGGCCACATCCAGAAGGTGGCGGCCGACCTGTACGAGGAGCAGAACCCCGAGCAGAAGGACCCGGAGGCGGGCCGCGAGGAGTAGGCGCGCGCCTTGCGTGCCTGAGACTCTCCGGGTGGGGCGCCCTGATTTCATGTCGGGGCGCCCTGATTTATGTGGATCCCCGCCCCCGCCTCCCGCCGCCGCCGGGGCGGCGCCGACCGTTCCGCCCCGTTCTGCCCCGCTCGGCCGCTCGGGTCCTGGCCGCCGGCCGCGCGCGCGGGACCCGCCCCGTCCGGTTCGTTCGGTTCGTTCCGGCCGCCGGGTCCGGGGCTGGCGGGCATGACAACGCCCCGCCGTTCGGGCGGGGCGCCGTCGGTGGCGGTGCTGCGGGTGCTAGTCGTCTCGGCCCACGGCGCGCCGGATCGCTCGCTCCTGGTCCCGGGCCGCGGCGTCTCCATGGGATTCCCGGACGGTGGACGGCCATAGCTGGTTGGGAACCCAGACGGGCGCGCCGCCAGGCTCCGCGTGCTCTACCAGGAAGCCAAGCCTGCGGCAGGACATGTCAGCGTTGCTGCCGCGCGTCGCGTAGATACAGACAACGTCAAGGCCAGCCTCATCGGGCTGCGCCAGCCACGGCGGGCCCGGCAGTGCGTGACAGTCAACGCCCACGCGCCAGCCGCTGCATGTAGTCGTGAGCGCTTTGTGTCCGAGCCTGCTAGCTTCCCCCCTGTTGCCTTGGACTGTCCCTCGGTAGCGTGCCATTGCTTTCTCTCTTTCTGTTGTGCGCCCCGGCCGGCAGGGGCCGGGGCGCGGTGATGCGGCCGCCTACGCTGGCGGCTCGCCGTCGAACGTATAACCGGCCCGGTGGGCCTGTCGGCGCCGGCGGCGCCGCACTAGCTCAGTCATCGCGGACGCGCCGGCCAGCATGGCCATGGCGCCCAGCGTTGACGCCAGATCGGCCGCCGTCATGCTGCCGATCCGCCCGTGGAACCACGCCAGGATGGGGATCATTCTTCGCCCCCTTCCTCGCCCTCGTCGCGGTCGTCGCGGTCCTCGCGGTCCTCGTCGCCGAACAGGGCGCGCAGGAACGATTCGACCTCGGCTTGGCGCCGTAGCTCCTGGGTGTCGGCCGTCGTCTCGGTTCCGTCATTCTCGACCCGAACGGTGGTACTCCGGGCCCAAGGGACCACGGTGTCCGGTGACGCGACGGCGTCCACCGGGTGCACGTCGGATCGGATCAGGTGGGACAAGCGATCCGCGTACAGGCCGCTTGCTGCCCACGCGGACAACTGCGCGGCCAGCGTGCCGGCCGCCATGTAAACGCGCGCATACCGCTCCGCCGGCGACGGCGTTCGCATGAGCAGCCGCAGGCGGCCGACGATCTCCGCCACCGAATCCCGGGCGCCCTCATTCTGCGCCAGCCAGTCGCGAAGCGGGGTGAGTGAATCGGTGCGGATACATTCGGCCAGCGCGGCCGTAGTGTCGCGCGTGCAGAGTCCGGCGATAACGAGGGACGCCATCCGGGGGCCGACGGTGGTCAGCGCTTCCAATTCCTCTTCGGTTTCCCCGTCCGGCTCTGATGCCAGCGAGTTCCAGGCCACACCCATTGCGGCGGCGACAATCCGGCCAATCTCGCCCAGGGTCGCCATCCGCACCTCGGCGTCGTCGACGCCCCCGCCCGGGATCATTACCCGGGCCAGGGCGGCGTGCAGGGTGTCCAAGGTGTCGGCGTCGTGCCGCTGGTAGTCGTCGCGATTACTCATCTTCGGAACCTCCGTTGTTGCGGGTCAGGCGATCCAGCAGGCCGCCCTTGCCGGTGCAGTCGCGGCAAAGCGCCGCCATCATTTCGACGGGCGGCAGCACGCGGCCGCGCCGCCCCTGGCGATCCCAGCACGCGCCCCAGGCCGGCCGGGTGGTGACGGTGGCCAGACGGCCGGGGTCGCCCTCGCTGCCGCAACAGTCGCACGCGCCGGCCGGGCGGGCGCCACGCCGGCGGTGCCCGGCGTTGCCCAGGATCGCCGGCCAGATCAGATCCATGCGCGGCCGGCGGTGGCAGAAGGTGTCGGACAGGATGACCAGCCCCCCGCGCGGCCGCCCCTCAGGGCGGGGCCGGCCGGCGTCGGTGGCGTTCGTTCGGTTCGTTCGGTTCGCGGTCTGCATTGCGTTCCTCTCTCTCTGCTAGCGGACGGTGACGCCCAGGGTTTCCAGGTGTTCCGGCATCTTCTCGCCGGCGAATCGGGCCGCTTGCTCCGGGTCGGCCCACTCGCTGGGATCGTCTCCCGGGTGATAGTCGACAATCGGCGGCAATACCAGATCCCAGCCGGCCAGCACGCCCTCCGGCACCTCGCTCGCGCTGGTGGTCAGCCCGTACCCGCCGCCGAACGTGTCCGACACTCCGAGCGGCGTACACTCGCGGAGAGCGAACACGCCCCGCCGGAACGTGTCGACGCACGCGGCAACGGCCGTCCTCGTGTCAGTCTCGACAGCGCCGGGCCGGACGACAGATACCGCGGCCCGGGCGAGGCGCGGGAACCAGTCGCCAGAACCGCGGCAGTGGTTGATGTAAAGCGCGTCGAGTCCCACTTCCAGGCCTAGCGCGCGCAGCGTCTTGCAGACGGCCAGCGACCCGACCACATACGCTTCCAGCGCTTTCGCGTCGACGTGAGCGGGTGCGCCGGCCATCATCGCGACCCGCACAACGCGCCCGGAACGGGCCCGCGAACGGCGCCGGCGGCGATAGCAGTCAGGCCGGCCGCCCAGCCAGTCCGCCACTACGGGCCGGCCGCCGCAAACCGAACGGCGGACACGGCGCGCGGTCCCGCCAACGTCGGCGCGGCGCAGATAGCGCCCAAGGTGAGCCGCCGTCTCGCGCACCCTGGCTGCGCCCTCAGGATATCCGGTACGGGCAATGTCCAGCCAGCCGGACCAATCGTGCGAGTTGAAGACGCCCGGGCCGCCGCTGGTGCTGCTAGGGGCCGGGTCGGTCTTGTTGCGCCAACGTAGCGTCTCCGCGGCCAGCCGCGCCAGATCGTCGACGGTGCCGGACCAGTAGGCCAGGGGCGTCTCTTGCGGGCCGACACGGCCGATCCGCCACGCGCAGCCCCCTGGGCCGACCCAACGGCGCGCGGCGTCGTCTGGCTCAATGCGCGGGGCAGGGGCGGGGGCCAGATTCTTGGCGGACATAGCTACTCCCTCCCCTTGTGCGCGGTGATCTGTTGCCAGTCGTCGTCGCTGACCCGGTCAGCCAGACAGGCCCGCTCGATCTCTTCGCCGGTCAGGCCGCCCACGATCAAGGCGCGGGCGCCGTAGATTTCGGCCCGCGGCCCGAACACGGCCGGAATTCCGAGTTCCGCCGCGCGGGCCCGCACGGACCGAACGCGGCGGGACCAAGCGTCGATCTCCGCGCCGTGCGCGTCGTACCCGTCGAGTGAACGGAGCACCGCATCGGTCAGGGCGTCGTCGTAATCCCACTCCAGTACCACGCAGCGGTCTCGCACGGCCGCGTCCTGGCGCTCCGCGGCAGCGTATAGCGCATCCCCACCGTCGCCCCTGGTGTTACCCGCCAGGATGATCCTGGTGCGCGGGTGCCGCGGCGACGTGCCATCGGGGAACGGGAACACGGCCTGTCCGTCTAGCGCACCGTTGAGGGCGGCGGCCACGCCGGCCGGGGCGCGGTCAAGCTCATCAATGAGGATGACGGCGCCGCCGGAGTACTCGCCCACGCCCTCCCAGGCGTCCCGGAACGGCGGGCGCGTGATCTGCCCGTCCGGCCGGACGAATCCCGCCAGCGACTCCGGCGCGCTGCTATCGGCGTTGCACCCTACGTAGCACACGCGGCCGTCCAGTCCGAGCGCGTCGGCGACCTGCCGCGCGGCGGTGCTTTTGCCGGAGCCGGCCGGGCCGAACAGGTACACCGGGACATCCAACCCGGCCCAGCGGATCAACTGCGGCAGCATTCGGTGCGACAGTCCGAGATTGCGCGGTTCGCCGGACGGAGTAGGGACCGAAACCCGGGTGGGCGCCACTACGTCCCGCACGGCATCCTGAACCAGCGCGTTGACCGCTGCCCGGTCGACGCCCTCGCGGGCTAGGTACTCGCTGACGGTCTGGCGTATCGCATTGGCGAAAAATGCGTCCAGGCCGCCGCCGCCGCCGCCGCCGCTGACGTTCGGCGCGCCGGTTTCGGGCCGCGGTTCTGCCGGTTCCGGTTCCGGCTGCGGTTCCGGCTCCGGCTCCGGCTCCGGCCGCGGCTCCGAGGCGCTCAGGCAAGCTTCCAGGGTGCGCCGGGCGCCCTCGTTGTTGCTGGCCAGGGTGCTGGGGTCGGGCAGGTCGACCGTATCGCCGGCGGTGTCAATCTGGATGTCATTCATCCGCCGAATGATCTGGTCAATCTGCTGTGCCTTGGAAAGCTCGGTGGGGTCGCCGGTGCAACCCAGGGACCGGTGCAGCGCCCGGACGACAGGCACCGTCGGCAGGCCACCGCGGCCCCGGGATCGCTCCAATTGGTCGCGCAGGGCAGGGATTGAGTACATCATCACTCATCACCCCCGTTGATCAGGCACGCGGCCAGGGCGCGCCGGGCGTCCTCGTGGCCGTCGGATCGGTTGATCAGGCTGCGGATCGCGGGGACGGAGTACAAGGTGCCGTCAAGGTCAATGATCGGAGCGCGGGTCGGGCTTTTCTTCATGGCGGGCATCCTCTCTTTTCAGGTCCTGCCGCCACCGTCCAGGGCTAGTCTGGTGGCGACCGTCAAGACCCATGTTACAGCCATACGGCTGCCGCGTCAACGCCCGAATTCGGTTTTCCCGAACTTTTTTTACGGCCTTGCAGCGCTTGACGTTACGGCGCCGCTGCGGTAGCGTCCCGAACGAACGCCGAATGAAAGGACGCCGCCGTGGCAGCGCCGCGCAAACATGCAGACGCCCCGTGGGATGAAATCACCGCCCTATGGGAGGCCGGCCGTTCGCCAGCCTGGATCGCCAGCGAATACGCCGTGCCGGAGGGCACGATCCGTAGTCGGATGAGGCGCGCCGGAATCCCGCGCGGCCAACCCTCGGGGACCGAACGTGCCCTATCCCCTATAGACAGTGGGGGGGATACTACTAGTGACACCGTTCCACTAACTCAGTCAGTAGGCCAGCAAGTCCCTCGAGACTCTCGAGGGCCGAACGGGGGGGAGAGTGACCAGGGCGGGGGTGTACACTCACTACCGACCGAGGGCGCCTTGTCGGCCGCGGAGCGGGCCAACCGCAGGCTCCTCAAGGCCCACCAGCGCCGCAGCGACAAGCTCGCCCGGGAGATCGATCGTCTGGTTCGCGCCGGCCCGGATGCCTGGGGCGGACGGTCTGCCGCCGCCGGACTGGCAGCGCTGGCGCAGGCCCATGCCCGCCTCGTGGACGTTGACCGCA